GCGCGGGCAGCGGCGATCATCGCGTCCTTGTCGGCATTGCCCTTGCCGGTCGCGTGGCGTTTGATGGTCCCGACAGGCACGCCCTCGTAAGGTACGCCCCGCAGTTCGGCCCAAGCGGTCAGCGTGGCCATGAGCCCGCCGTAGATGTGGCTTGCGTCGGTGCCTGCATGGCGGCGAACCTCTTCGAACCAGATGGCGGCGATGGGACCGGACAGACGGTCCAGTTCGCCCAGCCAGTTGGTGAAGCGGAGGTATCTCATGCCGCCGCCGTCAAAGCGGCCGGGGCGGAAGCTCGCCGTGCCGCTGGTGATCAGACCGTCGTGGCCGCGCAGGGCCCATCCGGTCGTGGTGCCCAGATCAAGGGCGAGGATGCAGCGGTGGCTTGAACTGCTGACGGGCAGCAATTCGATGCTTGCGCTGTCGGATTTGGGGATCAGAATCGTCGCAGCCATGATGGCTCTCCTGTCTTGGGGGCTGGTCCTGGTGGAAGACGACGGCGGTCATGTGCTTGGCGGTACGGGCCGCCGTCGTCGGATCGGGGGATGGGGGACCGGTCAGGGCGGCCCGCGCGCCAGGCCCTTACGCATGGGATAAGTGGCCCACCCTAGGGTGGGGCCATCCCATACGTAGTATGGGGGTTCAGCACCTAACTGTTCGAGCCTATTCAACACGTTGATTTTGTTGGTAAATAAGACTTCATGAAGTCTTCGGGCATGAGTTAGGGACCTAACTCTTATTTGCGCGTAACCCGTTGATTTCATTGAGTGCACAGTTGGCGCTGTCATATGAGTCAGGCCTCACTCATATCAGTTAGGTCGTCCTCAAGGCCGTCCTGGTAGACCCAGACAGCCGGGTTTTCGACCTGGAGGCTGAGCCCTGACTGGGGGCATTTGAAGTGGCTGGGCAGGACCGGACGGGCGGTCGTGGTGACCTCGCCGGTGGTCGGATCGACCTCCGCGACGGGCAAACCGAATTGCATGCCTTCGACGCAGAGATAGCCGAACCGGGACCGAGTGACGGGAAAGCCGAACCCTGATGGGTCGCGCAGGAACTTCACGAAGCCCTTGGTGGCAAGCACGCTCAGGCGTTCACGGATGGTGTGCTTGCTGCCCAGACCGCCCCGGTTCTCGAAGGTCTCGGCAAACTGCATGGCGGTGTAGAGCCGCTCACCCGCCGCCTCATCGAGCAACATGCCGAGGATGACATCATGCTTGCGCAGCCGTTCGGCGTCGAACTTGGCCCCGACTTCCTTGCGCACCAGCCGCTCGTTCAACGGGTTCAACTCGACCCAGCGACCTGCCACCTTGTCGATCAGCTTGCCCGCCAGCGCGGGGCCGTTGCGCAACTCGATTTCCAGGCGGCGCTGGGTGCTGTCCTCGTCAGGCCGGTGCATGAGCAGACCCGAGGTGTAAAAGCCGCGCAGCGCGCTGGCGCCGGAAAGGGCCAGGAAGGGATCGTCCTTGACCTGGTGTTTGGCGGCCTTGCGGGTGTGGTGGGCGAGGATGACGCCCGCGTCCGGATTGACCGCCTCGCGCAGCACCTCGACCCGGTCCTTCAGGAAGAACATCATGGCGGTGTTGTCGTTTTCGCCGCCGCCTTCGGGGCCGCCGTCAAAGAGGTTGCGGATCGGATCGATGACGATGATGTCGGGCGGCGCATCGGGGAAGGCCGCCCGGATCGCCTCGACGATGCGAGTGACGCCGTCGGCGTCCAGCAGCAGCTTCAGCTTGGGCGTGGCGATGAAGGTGTCGCGCGCGGCCGCGATCACCCCGGGGCCCAAGCTGATCTGCTGCATCCGCTCGCGCAGGTAGTGATACTGGATCTCCGCCTGCAGATAGAACACGCGCAGCGGCCGGGGCGGTGTGAAGCCGAGAAACGGCACCCCCGCGGCCATGTGGACAAGCCACGAGATCAGGAAGTCGCTCTTGCCGACCTTGGGCGCTCCGCCCAGCACCAGCAACCCGCCCGGCGTAAGCACGCGCGGCGCGATGATGTCATCGGGCATCGGGCTGCGATCATCGAGCAGTGCGCCAAGGCTGAAGGTTGGCAGCGGGCAGACGGAGGCGTTGGGGCGAGCAGCGCGAAGGAGCGGCGGGCCGTTGCGCTTCACATGCAGGGCCCAGAGGCGATCGGCTTCGGCCTGCAGCCGATCAAGCGGCCATTCCGGGCGCAGCATGGCAGCGTTGTAGCCGCAGATCGCCTCCCAGCCTTCGGCGGGGTCAATGCGGCCGTCGTGCACCAGGCGGATGTAATGGCCGATGGCGGCGCTCGCCCCCTGAAACCGCGACCAGTCATCCACCGCGCCCTCGCGCACCGGGGTGGTCAGCACGGCATCGACGCCCGGCTTGGAAACGGGCAGCGGCGCGCTGGCCATGCCCACGCCCGGAAGCGGCGGCATGTCGGCCACCTTTTCCGCGAAATCCGCCAGATCGACCTCGACCGCATTGTGGTCGCGGATTTGCACCAGCCGCTGATGGCCGTGCTTGTGATAGACCGTCCCTGCCACACGTATTGGCTGGTGCGCCGAGCGGAAATGGGTGTCACCGCCGACCTTCACCGCGATATCACCGCGCAGGCGGCACAGGGTGGCCAGATCCTCGCCCATGGCGGGTTCGGTCAGTTTCCACCAGACATGCAGCTTGGCAGCACCCTCGGGCGTGCGGCCGCCGCTTTCCACGATCAGCGTGGGCGTGCCGAGGTGGCTGACGATGTGATCCAGCTTGGCCGGGATGTCGCCCGCGTCGAGATCAACCAAGAGAGCCTGCATCTGCAGCACATCGGCGGCGCGGGCCTGACCCTGTTCGGCGACCGTGCCGGGAATGACATAGACGGCAGCCCCCTCGCGGTTGGCCCATGCGGCGAAGGTCGCCAGCTTTTCTCGGGCGGTCGTGTCTGCCGCGATCCAGATGTTGTGGGGCTTGCCGTCCCGGCCCTGACCCTTGTCGACGAAGCCGCGCAGTGGGATCAGGCCCTCGCACCAGCTGAAGACGACATCGAGGAAGATGGCGATCTGGTCGGGGTCCGGATCGCAGCCGAACGGGTTTTCGGCCGGAGGACCGTCGTTGAAATCCATCCACGGGTTGAAGTGCAGGATGCTGTCCTCGTTCACCGCTCCAGCCTCCAGCAGCGCGCTGCCCAAGGGCAGAAGCGACATTCGAAGAAATCGGCGCTGGCGGCGATGCGCGGCAGCAACTCGCCCGCGTCGGTGGCCTGCAGGATCCGCACCCCGCGATCCGACATGCGTTGCGCAAGATCGGCATCGAAGGGCACCTGCTCGTGGTGCATCTCGGCCGTGTCCTTATTGATGGCGGTGAACACGGCGGGCGCGGCGCTGATGCCGGGCACGCTGGCTTCCATGTAGGCCTGATAGACGGCGATTTGCGCGGCATAGACGGGCTTGGATTTCGTCACGCCGTCCTTGACGCAGGCGCGCCAGTTCTTGGCGTTCATGGTCTTGCATTCCCAGAGCGCGGGAACGGCGAGATCGAAACCCAAAGGGCCAGCAGCGATGATGCCATCGACATGGCCCCGGATGCGCCCGCCCGCGACGGAAAAGCCGAACTGGCTACCATCGGGCCGGTTGCCCTTGCGGGTGTAAAGGTCGAAGCCCGCGCCGCGCAGCCAGGCGACAGCCAGATCCTCGAGCGCATGGCCGATGGCGAAGATGCGCAGGGACTGACCCGTGAAATCCTGGCCCTCGTCCTTCGGCGTCGCCGTGAACTCGAACTGCAGGGCGCGTTCGCAGGCGTGCCCTAGGCGTGATCCGCCAAGATAGTCACGGGGCGTGCGTGTCGCCTGATCTGCGGTCAGTGCCTGGTCTACGGCAGCATTGACCTGGTCGGCGAAGCTGGGGCAGTGATTGAAATCTAGTGTCAAAACGGCACCTCCGGCGCATTGGCTTTGGCGATGTCGGACATGGCCTCGCGGAAGCCCTCGACGGACTCCTCGATCAGGGCGCGCACTTGCGCCTCGGTCAGACTGGCCAGCGGGGTGGCCCATCCGATCTCGTCCATCAGCAAGGCGACGCGTTTCATGGTGGCGGCGATGGCCGCGCGCTCTTCATCGGTCAGGTCAACCATGGCCACACGCTCCCGCGCCAAACGCGTCCAGAAGCCTTGGCAGGACATCGAACAGAACCAGACCGAGGGCCGGGGCCGCTTCGACCGCACCGGATCGAACCAGCCAAAGCCACGGCTGGGTTGCCGGCAGACAGCACAGAGCGTTCCAAGCGGATGCCAAAGCCGCCGCCGGTCTTCGGCCGTGATGAGAGTGATGGAGGTCATGGGTCATGCCGCCCTCCGTTCGGGGCTGGCCGCGCCGTCGATCAACTGGCGGATGGCGCGCTTGTTGAAGCCGAATGTCATCAGCGCCGAGGCGCGGTAGCGCGTCAGGCCGAAGTCGTGGCGGCATTCAGGCGGCAGATATTGCAGCTGCTTTTCAGTCGGCGGCTGGCGCAACCAGGAACGGGTCTTGAAGGCGCTTTCGTCGGTTTCGTGGGTGTTCAGCCAGTCGTCGGCCTGCGCGAGGCAGACAGTGCGTTCGCCAACACCCAGTAGGTGCGGGCGCTCATTCTTGCCGCCGCCCACGGCATACCACACCCCGTCCAGCCAGAAGATACCGCCCCAGGCCGTGAAGCCGGTGGCCATCATCGCGTCGTCGGTGCCGAAAAGGTCGACCCATGCGAAGCTGGACCGCTTCAGCAGGTCGATCTCTGTCATGATGAAACCCGACAGCGGGGCGGTGCCACCGACTTCACCGGCATCGTCATCGTCCCGCGGGAATTCCTCGCCACAGAGCGGGCATTCGGTTGCGGCCAGCGGGATTTCGGCGCCGCAGCCCGGGCAGGACTTGGTCGGGGCCTCGCCAGCCTCGGTCTTGCCCTCGAGATCAACATCCTGTTCCAGCGTGCCGTGGATCAGGCTCGACGTTCCGAAATCCAGCACCACGCAATCGGTTTTCACGATGCCGGGATGTTCTTCCGGATCCACGATGCGCAGGCCACGCCCGACCATCTGGATCATGGTGGACTTGTAGGAACTGGGGCGCAGCAGCACGACACAGGAGGTGGGCGGGTGATCCCAGCCCTCGGTCAGCACCGCCACATTGACGATGACGCGGATGTTGCCCGCCGCGTAATCGGCAAGGATGGCCTTGCGGGTGTCGGACGCCAGATCGCCGTGGATCAGCGCCGCCGTGATCCCCGCCGCGCGGAAGGCTTCGGTGACGTGTTCGGCATGGGCGACGGTGG